GCCGTAATAAGGGTTTTCTGTCCTGGGCCAGAATCGACCGCCACAGCAGCTGCACACCCAGCAGGGCTTTTCATCATCGGTCCATGCAGTATGAATCATTGGCTCTTGACACTCGGGACAGGCCAGCCGCCGTCTGGTCGCTTTGTCAGTCAAATGATCGCCTCCTAAACGCAGGATAGCCAGTGCCAGGCTCATTGGCCTACCACTGGCATTAGTCGCACTAGCAGTTACATGGCGAAGGTGAACCGCCTGGCCTCTTCCTTTTGTTCTATCTGTTTTTTATAGGCTGCCAAGGCTTCATTAAACCTGGTTTCGGTTTCAGTTTTATTTACTTGCCGGAGACCGGAGGGGCCGCTACCGCCGTTAAAAGCTCTCAATAATTCCGAAACGTTCTCCCGGACCTTGGTTAATATTCTCGGTTCACCTTGGTAGCACATAGCCGCGCGATCTATGAGCGGCAGTATATCCTCCAACTGCCCCTGTATCTGCATCACCAGCTGCAAGCCGTTATTGGTAGCATCGGCCGCGTCCAATTCTTTAGCCAGGAAAACGAGGCCCAAATCTGGTTGATAATCCGTGCGGGCCATGCTGAGTTGTTTCTGCGCCTCCTTCTCCCGCGCCTTGAGATCCAACTTATTCTTGTTAATTACTTCAGCCAGGACTGTATTTCCGCTCTTGCTGGCCTCATGCCAGCGTTCAGAAAGTTCCCCCTGCTTTGCTTCAAGATCCTTAAGCTGTTGCTCTAATGGTTTAACCACACGGGTGTATTCCTCGAAGGCCAGATCTAAGTAAGGCGTTGCCCTACCATTCCCACTTATAAAATGTGGATTAGCTTCGATTATGGCTTTTTTCAAATTTTCCGCGCTTACTACCCCCGCCGGTGCTTTGGCCACGGGCTGGTTTGCTTGGGGTTCGGGCTTGGGGGTTTCCGCTACCTTCTCTTTGATGATGTCGAATATGTTTCTCATGCGTTTTCCTCCTCTAATTATTAGCCTTGTTTTTTGCTGCCGTCAGAATGTCACTGGGTTTTATCGCTGCCACCATTCGTAACATCTTGTCACTTTTTCCCTGGGTCTCCGCTGACCGCTTTTTGGGCTGATCCTTGGGGAAATTCGTGAACCTGGCTGCCAGGTGGCGGCTTGATCCGGTCAGCTGCTGTAACGACTGTTTTGCCTCAGCCAGGTCCACTTCTCCGCTGTATTCATCGGCCAGGCCGTATATAATGCAGTCAGTTGCAGTCAGCCAGGTTTCGTTGTCCATAAGTTTGGTCAGCTTACTCTCTGATATTTTCCCGCCTGATTTCTCTAGGTACGCCTGGCGGTTACCCTGCATAATAACATCCAGATTGTCGGCAGTCTTGCGCAGTTCGGCTGCGTTACCGATAGTAACCACCCAGCAATTGTGGACCATCATCATGGCGTTTTTGGGCATGATGATCTTGTCACCGGCCATAGCTATTACTGAAGCTATTGAGCAAGCGAAGCCATCGATATACACGGTCTTAGCCGCTGAGTGGCGTTTGAGCAGGCCGTATATGCCGGTCCCTTCGAGCAGGGAGCCGCCCAACGAATTGATATAGACATTAATCTGTTTTAGATCAGAGTGCTTGGCCAGTTCATCCTTAAGGTATTTCGCCGATGTATCGCTTATAATCATCTGGTCGGTTCGCGGGTCGTAATAATCTTCGGTAACATCACCATAGATATAAAGATCCAGGGTGCCTGGGCTTACTGACTGGGTGACTGTTGCCATTCGCTGTTTCGTTTTTTTCAAGCAGGATCACTCTCCTTTACATTTCACTATCATCATCGGCCGGTTCAATGCTGGCACCCTTCAGGCCAAGCTCGTTTAAGATCTTCAGCATCTGGTTATTGGTGCGCTTTAGCTCGATAATGCTACCGTTATTTTTGGTTCCTCGTTGCCCGTGGCCGTTGTCCCACTCGACTATTACCCCGCGCGCCTTGATGTCTTTTATCAGGCCTGTTTTTATGTCCCACAGGGCCATGTAGTCGTTTATAAGATCCAAGTAATGGCTGCCATAAACGCCCTTTTGCTCTAACTGGTTTATCAGGTCGCGTTTGATGTCCGTTTTCCGTGCCACGTTTTCACCCCCCCTGTTTTATGAAAAATATAAAAAATCTCTCTTGTCTGATACCCCTCCCGGTCGGCGTTCCCCAAATTAATCTCCATTTCCCAAGATGGGGGGCCTTTGACGGTTTAAC